AGAAACTGTTGATCCTTGGTGGAGTGAAAGATTTGGTCGCGACATCACACCTCGATTGATGTTACAGATTGTTGGAACAGAGTCGATGCGTATGTGTATTCATGACGATTTCTGGATTGCATGCCTAGAAAAAAGAATAGCTGAGAGAGTAAAAGATGGTGTAGATTATGTCATCACAGATGTTCGTTTTCCGAATGAGATTGACGCCATTCATCGCATGGGTGGTAAAGTTATAGAAATACATCGTGGTGATCCACCTGATTGGTATTATCAAGCCGTGATGTACAACAATAAACAAACTAATATACGCCCGAACAAGCATCATTCTGAGTGGGCGTGGATGGGGTATAAGATTGATTACACCATAACCAACAATGGCTCATTAGAAGATCTTGAGAGCGATGTGGTTTTGATGCTTGAGAGTTTAGAGCCTGAAAAATCGTTCTTGACTTCTTTAGAAACATCAGTATAATAATTGCATAGATCTAACCTAGGAGTTTATATCATGAAACTAACACAAGATACTTTGGCTATTTTGAAGAACTACCAATCAATCAATCCTGGTATCGTCTTCAAAAAGGGTAATGTTGTTCAGACTATTTCACCTCAAAAGGTGATTGTGTCTGAGGCTGAGATTCAAGGCGATAGCTTCGACCGCGATTTCGGTATTTATGATCTTGGTAGCCTTTTGAGCATTCTTTCGCTTGCTGGCGATGAACCTGAGATCGTTTTGGACGAAAAGTTTCTTTCAATTGTTGCTCGCTCTGGTAGAGACAGGATCAAGTATCGCTACACCCATACCAGTTTGGTCGTTACTACGCCAGACAAGAAGCTGAATCTTCCATCGAAAGATGTAACATTCAATCTTTCACAGGATGATCTTACATGGCTTCTTCGTTCAACTGCTATCCTTCAGCTGCCACATGTGGCGATTGAGAGTGATGGTGCAAAGGTATACGTTAGCGCATTTGATGCGAATAACGATGCTGCTCATGAGCAGAAGCTTGAGATTCAAGAAGGTAATGGTGTAAAGTATCGTTTGATTATTCGTAGCGAATACTTGAAGTTGTTGCCTACAGATTACACTGTTACTGCATCGAAGAGTGGTATTGCTTTGTTTGAAGGCACGAATAAGAAGATCAAGTATTGGATTGCCATTGAGAAGAATGGTTCCAGCTACGGAGGTGAGTGATATGTCTAATATCGGTCATAACAGCGGTATTCCTCATCTGACACCTGATGATGTGAAAAAGGTCGCACAAGCTATTCAAACTATCAATGACAGTATGACACGAGTTGCTGCTGAGCGCGATTTGGTCAAGGAAACGATCAATAGTGTATGTGAGGAGCTAGGTTTTCCGAAGAAGCTGTTGCGTCGTATGGCAAAGACATATTACAAGCAAAGCTTTGAGAGTGATGTTCAGGAAGATCAAGATTTTCAGAATACATACGAGGCTGTTACTAAGAAGAAATAACCTTGGGGGTTGTGATGCTTGATAATGATCAGTTTCTTTGGGTGGAGAAATACCGCCCAAAGAAGGTTGAAGACTGTATTCTACCAGACTCTTTGAAGAGTGTATTTCAACAATATGTGAATACGAAAAACATACCTAATCTTCTTCTCACTGGCACACCAGGTGTTGGTAAAACAACAATTGCAAAGGCTATGTGTAATGAGATTGGTTGCGACTATATGATGATCAATGGTTCTGAAGAACGAGGTATTGGCATTCTTCGAAACAAGATTATGCAGTATGCGTCATCTGTTTCATTTGCTGGTGGTAGAAAGGTTATCATCATTGATGAGGCAGATAATCTAACTCCAGATGCACAAGCTGGTATGCGCGCTGCTATTGAAGAGTTTTCGTCAAACTGTTCATTTATCCGTACTTGTAATCATAAGGCTAGGTTGATTGATGCTATTCATTCTCGTTGCTCTGTTATTGAGTTCAAGATCAAAAATGGCAACAAAGTAAAGATGGCAGCTGCATTCATGAAAAAAGTGCAGCAAGTGTTAAAACTGGAGAACATCAAGTATGATGCTGAAGTTGTTGCACAGATCATACAAAAGCATTTTCCAGATTACAGACGTGTGCTCAACGAGTTGCAGCGATATTCGGTAAAGGGTGAAATCAATACCGGTGTGCTGACACAAGTTGCAGATGTAAGTTTGGCTAAATTGATTGATTTCTTAAAGGCTAAAGATTATACATCAATGCGTAAGTGGGTAGGATCAAACATTGATGCTGATCCGAATACTGTTTTTCGCTTGATTTATGATGCATTGTATGATAATATGAAGCCTGATTCGATACCTCAAGCTGTTATCATTTTGGCTGAATATCAATACAAAGCCGCATTTGTTGCGGATCAAGAAATCAATTTAGTTGCTTGTTTGACACAAATAATGGTTGAATGTGAGTATAAGTGATGGATTTGTTCAAAGACATTATTCATTCAATTCTTGTAACAAAGAAAGATTTATCCAATGATCAAGAGTTTGCAGAAAACTATAATCCATTTGTGGTCAATCGCGCTTTATCGAATCATGTGGATTGTATATTATTTGCCAATGAAATGAATAGGTTACCAAATATTGATAATATTTTGCAATATCATTTTTACATAAATAGTATACGGGGTATGAAACGAAAGTTTCAACCCTGGATCAAGAAAGATAAGAATGATGTGTTAGATGCTGTCAAAGAATATTATCAAATCAATAATGCCAAAGCTCTTGACGCTCTTCGTATTCTGTCTCCTGATCAACTTGAATATATAACTAGAAAAATCGAAAAGGGTGGAGCAGATAATGTGGAGCGTAGAAGACATGGTGGAGGTGACGCTTAAAGAGCGTGATGACTTCCTAAAAGTGAAAGAAACATTGACACGCATTGGTGTTGCTTCTAGAAAAGATCAAACATTGTATCAATCTTGTCATATTCTTCATAAACAAGGCAAATACTATATTGCACACTTCAAAGAACTATTTGCACTAGATGGCAAACCAACTAACTTTTCTGAAGGCGATATAGCAAGAAGAAACTCAATAACAAATCTTTTGGCAGAATGGGGTTTGATAGGTTTAGTGAAACCAGATAAAACAACAGATCCTATTTGTCCATTGAATCAAATCAAAATATTACCATTCAAAGATAAGCATGAGTGGCAACTGGTAGCGAAATATAACATTGGAAAGAAGAGAATTGAAACCGAATAAGAAAGGTGATTTTATTATGCCAACAAAATTGAAATACTTCAAGAAACATCCCGATGTTCCTGCGCCTGTATATTCAACTAATGATGCAGCATGTTTTGACATTCATCTTTGCACATATGGTGTGATGTCTGTCACAGGTCATGATGAAAACGGTAAGCAGTTCTCAAGGCTGTTGAGTAGTGATGGCAGTGTCATTATTTGTCCAAGAGAAAGAGTTTTGGCTCCAACAGGAATCATTTTCGACATTCCCAAAGAGTGGTCGGTCAGACTACACCCAAGGTCAAGAATGTCTCTAAAAGACGGCTTGACTTTGGCAAACGCTCAAGGTATAATAGATTCAGATTATGTACTGGAGACCTTTGTGATGTTGACCAATATTTCGGCTAAGAATATAACCGTGCCCAATCTTTCGCGCATTTGTCAAGGCGAGCTGGTCAGGATCAATAGAGCCATTTTTGAAGTTACTACAGAATTACCATCCCGTGATGACACCAATAGAAAAGGCGGTTTTGGTTCCACGGGTACTTGACAAAAGTAACCGCCGATACTATATAATGATAGATGATGCCATCTTGGGTCATCTTTATTTAAACTTGCTGAAAAGGAGTTACACATGACACTAACATATTCTTTTGGTCGTAATCTGCTTCCTTCTACTGTTGGTTTCGATAGACTGCTATCGACATTGGATGAGGCGATGAACTTGCCAGAAAAGGTATTGACTACATTCCCACCATACAACATTGCCAAGGTTGGTGATGATAAGTATGTGATTGAACTGGCTGTTGCTGGATTCAAGAGGGAAGAGATTGATATCACACTTGAAGACAACAAACTGACAATTCAAGGAAATGCGAAGAAGGATGAAGAAACCAGTAATAAGAGCTATTATCATCGTGGCATCGCTCTTCGTAACTTTACCCGTCATTTTACTCTCGCTGATACGGTAGTCGTAAAGTCTGCTGAACTCGTCGATGGAATGCTTGCGATTGAACTCGAAAATGTTATTCCTGAGAGTAAAAAACCTAGAAAGATTTCTTTGAGCACTTCAAAGAAGACGCTTCTTCAATAATAACTTCGTATAAATAATCTCACTTACTTTTATTATCAACCAGTCACCGTGGGTATTGTGCTCACGGTGACTTTCTATCTAGAAAGGATACTTTGATGGAACAATACTGGGGTTATCACACCATGCTTGACTGCCGTTCATGTAAGACGGATTTGATCAAGAATTATGATAATATCTACAACTTTGCAAAAATCCTTGTAAAAGCCATTGATATGAAAGCTTATGGCGAGCCTCAGATTGTACATTTCGGAGAGGATGATAAACAAGGATATACACTAGTACAGTTGATTGAGACCAGAAATATCTGCGCACATTTTTGTGACGATACAGGCGATGCATACATTGATGTATTCTCATGCAAGCCTTATGATCGTGATGTTGTTAGAGATCAGATCATTGAGTTTTTTATGCCCAAGCAGATCACTGTCAATTATGTTGAAAGACAGGCATGAGAGATGAGTCACTCTCCCGAATGCATAGGCAAACATTTGGTTTTAGATCTATTTGATATAGACCAAACATTTGAAAGAAGGTTTCTTCACCCTATGTTCGAACAAGCTTGTATAGATGCAGGCGCGACGATTTTGTTTTCAAAAGTTCAAGAATTTGGAGAAAACAGCGGAACAACTGGCATTATTATTTTAGCAGAATCGCATTTATCATGGCATTGGTATAATGAATACCAAAGCATGTATGTTGATCTGTTTAAATGTGGAAATACAAATCCAGAGTCAGCTGTTCCTGCAATTATATCTTTCTTGAAACCGAAAAACTTTAAACAAAAGATCCTCACACGAGGAAATCTATGATGTTTTTTGTGCTATAAATAGTGTTGTAATAAAAAACTTGATTTATCGAAAGTAATCAAGTATACTTTGTTGAAACTAGGGAGTTTTGTCATGAGATACA